TCTATCTCCGGAGTTCTAAAACGGATATGTGTATCAGGATAAATTTTAAAAGCGATATATGTTCAATTTTCGCTCAATTGAATTCGACCGTCCTATAGAACATCTAAGTAACTACGGTCTTAACGAGATATTTTTCTTTCCAATTTTCCACTCTCTCGTCAAAAGTGGTATTGGTGGCAGGTACCGGAAGGTTTACAGACTTGCAAACTGCTCTCATTTGAGCTGCACGCATTTCGTAATGCTCCCTGCCATAAGCAAACCATTCATGAAGTGCTGTTTCAATACATCCAGCAGCAACTTCATGAGGAAGTGCAACCTTGGATTTTAGGTTACAATGTAAGGATTTAAAAATTGAATTTTCATCCAATCTCCCAACAATAGTATCAATTTCCTCTATGTAGTGTGACGTTCTCTTCAAAAAATCAGCCTCATCTAAGGGAAGAAATTTCGCACTATCATCAGTTTTGCTAGGCAGTGTAATCTTCATATTGTGCAACGCAAGAAAATCACGATAAGATTCAAAATTGAAAGCTCTAAACTTGTCAGAAACACTTCCAATAAAATCATCACCGTACGTACTCCCAGCAACACAATTCCTAAAATCATCCTCTAAAGGATAAGAACTAAAGAAACCCATTCGTACAAAAAGAGCACCAGCAATACTATTGGTAATCACTGTCATATTGTTCCCAGAAGTATTCATGTTGAAAGCCATCAACAAAACACCATTCCAATCCAATAAAGGATGAACAATATCAGCAGTCATCATGCGCATGATGTGCAGATCATCTTTCGAATAACCAGCACGCTCGGCAAGTTGATAATAAATAGAATAAACTTCAGTCGTCATTTGAGAATGAATCCGAACATCATATTTCGAATAATCAAATACCAACATTTGTTTATCATCAGCGAATTTCTCAACGTGTTGCATAATGTGTTGCCACTCCTGCGAAAAAACGTTGATACCAACAGCACACTCAGATTCGATAGGATGTAAACACAAAAAACGCGCCAAAGGCAAAAAATATTTTCTTATAAGCAAACTCATAGCCACTGGGGCAGCTTGAAAAACACGAACTTTTTCAGAAGATAATTTTGTTGGCTCATCCTTAAGTGTGGCTGTGCAAATAGGGTAACCACGCTCTCCACGCCTATAACATGAAAGAAGACGTTCCTTTTCAAATAAAACATCAGCATCCGGAATACGATCTACTAACTTTTGTTCATCACGAATTTCTGAAAAATGACGCTTCTTAGGACCAAAAACAGGAAAAC